ATGTGGAAACAAAAGATGCAAGTCAAATCAACCCCACTAATTTTGTTGATTGGTTGACTGTTGCATTTACATCAACTACTCCAACTAATACAGACCTTCGAATATTATTTTCTGTAGATGATAGAGTAAGTTGGCTAACATGGAGTGGTAGTGCTTGGGTTGCTCCTGCGAGTGCAACTACTAGAACAGATGCTACAATTTTAGCTGATGCAGTGACTAACTTTTCTACTTTAACGGCAACAAAGCCTCTAGATGTTAGAGTTTTTATTAGAACAACGGATGCTATGGTTACTTCATCTATGGATAATATAGCCGTTACTTCAACTCCAGGATTTGAAACTTCAGGTGATTGGACAAGTGGGCAGTATAATTCTACTTTTATTAATACAGACTGGCGGTTTGTTACGTTCACTCGAACAGAACCAAGTGGATCGACTGCTACAGTCAAAGTAAGAGCAGCCAATAGTATAGCAGAATTGGATGCTGCTAGTTACACAACAGTTTCTACAAGTGGAACTGATATAGCTGCTGTCGGACAATATATTCAGTTTCAAGTTTCTTTTGCTGGAACTAGTATAGTTCGATCTAATTTAGATACTCTTGCTGTTGATTTTGTTACTTCTTTAGTTCAACAAGTAGCTCCCTAATTTATGAATATAAAAAATTTAACGGTGGAACAAAAGAAACTTCTTCTTCAGAGCATTGAGAAAGAAGAGAAAGAAGTTACTATCCTTCTTAAAGAAACTAAAGAAGCAGATCCTTTTTGGTGGTATAAACCTTTTAGTGGAACGATAAGTGAAAAAGGAAAAGAATTTTTACGTAGATGGATATTACCACGAGATATACCCAATGAAGTTAGTGGAATAGAAGATACTTTTAAGTCTTCAGCAAAAATCATAGCTACCTTTGGCGGAAACCAGGTAGGTAAGACAACTGCTAATGCAATTAAGTCTCATATTAAAATAACCGGCGAAGTACCCAAAGAACTAAAAAATATTTATCCTACGACTAAACTACCTACAAAATGGCCAGTCTATGGACGAGTTTATGGTCTTAGTAATGATATCATTGATGAAGTTATAGTTCCTAAGTTTAGAGAATGGATGCCTACATCTTATATGAAAGATGGGATATGGGAAAAGTCTTATTCTAAACAAGATAAGATTCTTCGATACTACAAAAATAGATCTAAGTTTATTGGTCAACTTAAATTTATGTCCTGTGAAAAAGACGTGAGTAAATCTCAGGGGGCAAGTTTGGGCTTTGCTCATTTTGATGAAGAATCACCCAAAGATTTTTATGATGAAGCATTGCCTAGATTTATTTCTAGTGGAAAGAAAGGTATCGATATAGAATTTTTTATGACCCCTACGAATGGATTAACATGGGTTTATAATACAATTTTTCAAAATAGTTTGAAGAATAAATCCGAGATTGAATGCTTTAAAGTTCCTACTATCACTAATCCATTAGCAGATTTAGAGACTCTTACTCAGATGATGGAAGATGCTAATTCTTATGATGAAAAAAGAATGAGAGTACTGGGAGAGTTTATATCCTTGGGTGGATTAATATACTCTGGTGAAACTGCTATTAATCCTAGAATCCATGTAATAAAACCTTTTGAATTACATCATAGAAAATATGTAGTGGTGAGAGGAATAGATCCCCATTTATCTAAACCAACAGCAGGTGTAGAATTAGCAATTGATCGTGCTGGGATTTTGTATGTAGTGGGAACATATAAAAAGAATGCTGATACAGAACGAGTGAAAGAGGACCTTGCTAAACGAGTCATTGAAAGAAAGTACAGATTGGCCTGGACTGCTTTTGATAGATCTTTAGATTACAATATTAAAGCTTTAAATGATTTAAATGTAATACAGAAACTTAGAATGCCCCCTAATGCAATCCCAGCAATGATCCCCTCAGAGAAATTTGATGGATCTATTAAAGCTGGAATAGATACTATTAAACAGTATTTAAAACTAGATAAGTATACAAAAAGACCCAAGTTGTATTTCTTTGATACGCCGGAAGTATGGGATCTCATTCATGAAATGCAAACACTAGAACGTAACAAATCTCGTAATGAGGCTAAAGTGGGCCAACGAGATCAGATTAATGAAGGGCCGAAAGATTTACATGCAGCCTTACGCTATATATTTCAGAAGCCGCTAGAGTATATACGACCTGATAGTTCCCATCAAGATTTAAGTTCAAATTTAATTGAGGAGAGATACCTTTGAATCCAGATGATTTAGTAAAAGATGAAAAAGAACCCGTAGGAAAGTTAGATGTCCGGATGCATCGTATTATCACTCATTACGATGAATCTAGGACTATAAGGAACAGATTAGAACATGATTGGGCCAGAGATCAGAAGATTGTTAAAGGTATCCCTATTTATGCAGAGAATCCCCGTAGCAATGTAAGAAAACGCCCCAAAATGAGATTTCGAAAGGTATGGTCTTCTACTGTTCGTATTTTATCTTCATTATGGCAAGCTTTTCTATCGGATAAGCAAAAGTTCACTATTAAAGGCTTTGACGAGGAAAAGGACTTTAGAGCTGCTAAAGTTCTAGAAATAATGACGCGATACCGCCTTAATTGGCTTTTTAGACGTAGGGATGGGTTTACAAAGCTTTTATGGGCCTTAAATGAAGCTATAACTCCTGGTTTATCTGTTATGAAGGTTCATTGGAAGTTTAATGAAGAGCAAGAGATTGATGAACCAGCTTTCACTAATTATCCTTTAGAACAAGTTGCTTTAGATTGGCAGGCCCCCACCTTCCAAGAAAGTAGGTATGTTTACTTAGAGAATTTTCTTACCAAAGAACAAATGGAAGATTTGGGGTATGAGAATATAGATGAGGCTAGTCCCATTAGTGTCCCTACTCTGCCTCTTAGAGATGTTCGATACCATGACAGTGTAGACCCTCAGAATGCAAGAGGTAATAGTCAACAGGGGAACTATACGAATGGATCTGTAGGTAGTGCATATCCAGCACCAGGGACAGCAGATGGTGATACCTTAAAGGATTTTTTACAAGCTAGATATAGAGTATTAGAATGCTGGGAAAGACGGAAAGGTAAAATTTGGCTGTCTGTAGTCAACCCAGAAGGGCGCACATGGCTCAAAAAGCCTATTGTTAGTCCTTACGGTAGCTTATACCCCGTTGCTGTTGGTTCCTTATTATTAGAACCTCATAAATTAGTACCAGAAAGTATTATTAGTCCCATGGCAGGTCCCCAAGAAGATCTTAATATGAATATTAATCTTCGTAAGGATAATCAATTACTTGCTATGATGGGTGGGTGGAGTGTTGATAAGTTCGGGGGTGTGGATACCCAATCTTTAGCGAATCTCCGCCCAGGGTTTATTGTTAGGCGTAATCCAGGTCAGGGTCTTATAGAACCCCTTAAACTGCCTGATGTGACTCAAAGTTCTTATGCAGAAGCAAGTATTGATGAAGGTATGATTGAAGAGGGGATGGGTATTCCCCCTATTAAACAAGGTACAGCTAGTTCATCTAAGACGGGAGTAACAGCTCTCAATTTACAAGAAGCCAATGCGAAAGAAAGTCTGTTTGTAGCGACAGTTGCTGAAACTTTATTTAGGCAGATCATTTACTTACTCGCTTATGAGATTCAATTATTTGAAACAGATGAGAAAATATTTAGAGTAGCTAATGATAATGCTCGAACAGAACTTAACCTGAAACCAGAACAACATGATAATGTATTCGATATTGCTTTTGATATGGATTTGGTAATAGATGTAGGACTTAATGAAGCTAGCCGTGCCATAGAACTTCAAAGACAGTTTATGTTTATTGATCGGGCTCTTCAGTCTAACCAAGCAATAACTCTTATGCTACAAGCTGGGATTAAAGTAGATAATCCTCAAATGGTTGATGTTAGTCAATTCCTAAAACCTATCGCTAAAAAATTAGGTATTGATAATTTTCAAGAATCGTTAATTAATTTACAAGCTCCTGAACCAGAACAAGAAGAACAAACTGGAGGACCGATAGGCCAATCAGTTGCTGGGGCTAATGCACCCCAACCTAATGCTCGTCCTGCCGATCAAGCAGATCAAGGAGAGTTTCAAGCATTTTTAAGTCAGTTAGGACAGAAATAAAATTATAGGGTGGGATTATGAATGAATTTGATATAGATCCAGAAGTATCTGATTATTTTCCAGATGATCCAAAAATGGAAGAACAAGATGAAAAACGTCTTCTTAAACAACTAGAAGATAGAATGTTTTTAGACACGATTAAACATTCAGAAGAATGGAGAATTATTAGAGAAGCTTGGCGACGATTATATTTGGATGCGGATCAAGTCTTGAGTACTTGTAAGCCAACTGATGTTGCTACAATTGCTTTTTCTCAAGCCATCAAAATGTTTTACAAAGATGTTTTAACGAATACCATTAAAAGAATTAAACAAGATGGTGATGCTGCCCTAAACGCACTTAAAGTTAAAGGTAAGTTAAATAAAGTTAGAACACGTAAAAAAAGGTGAGTTAGCGGAACATAAACCCGTAGTTTATGATTCGAGCTACCCAAACTCGTAAAAAAGGGAGACAAACATGTCAGATGAACAAAACAAACCAACTGTTGATCAACAACCAACAGAAGGTGACTCTACTAGTAAAGTTACAGAAAAACCTAAGTATGGACCGCCTACTGTGGCTAATCCAACAGGTAAACGTGTTAGAGAAGATATCTATGACCGTTTTGATACAGACAAGGCCCAAGAACTGGGTCAATCTTCAGACTCTTCGTCTGAAACAGAAGAATCTAAAGACGGCCAAGATTTAAAACCAGAACCTCCGTCACCGGAGACTTCCTCCGAAACAGAAGTTAATCCAGAGAAGCTACCCTCTGTCAAAAAGCGTAAAGGTAAAATTGACACAGCTGTGTCAGAAAAAACTGTTCCTTTACAGGCATTACATGAATCTCGTGATAGGTTTAAAAAACTTAACTTAGAACATCGAGACTATAAAACTTCTACCGAGCAAAAAATGAAGGAGTTGTCAGAACAAGTGGCTTCTCTTTCAGCTAAATTATCTACGACAAGTAGATCGTCAGAAGCTGACCTTGATCTAAATGAAGCTGATGATGCTTCAAATAGAGAAAGAGTGTTAGCTAACAAACTTCGAGCTATGGAACTTAAGCAAGAAGAATTTGAATCTGAAAAGAAGCGTCAAGCTGCTCAAGAAGTTCAGGCCACAAGTCAGAAACGGATAGATAAAGTTGATAGTGAATTAGCCGAAGAAGGTTTTAACGGTTTTAAAGTAGCGGGTCTACTTAAAACTGAAAGACGCCTACTTGAGTTAGTTAAAGCTGGAGACATTACCGATACTGAATCCGTTGATCCTAACATGTGGAAAAAAGTATACAAAGAAGATGTTTATCCTGAAATTAGGGAAATCTTTGTTGCCACTGAAAAAGCTAAACTTTCTGGTGAAAAAACCAATAGAAAGAGAGCTGCTAATCTCGTGGATTACCCAGGAGCTAAAGAAAAAGTAGACTTGGAAGATTCTGAAGAGGATAAACCACTTTCATTTGATGACTTTAACAAGCAACAAGTGAATGAAATCATGAAAGACAAAAGACGTAGACTATATGACCGAAATAGAAAGCGTTAAGTAATGCTCCATAAGGTGGGGAATAAGTAAAAAATCTTATGGAGGAATAAAATGGCTCATATATGGACGAACGATAACGGTGTCCATTTCAGTGCAGAATTGTCAAAATTCTTGAGATATTCAAGTCAACCACTCTTGAAATTTCGACAGTTCGCTGATGTGAAAGACGCTATGGGAAGAGATCAAGGCGATAACTTCAACTTCCCAAAAGTTGCCAATGTGACTGGTCCCGGCGGACGAATCGTAGAAACAAATACGGTTCCTCAGGCTGCTCAGACTATTACAAAGGGAACTTTAACGATCACTGAGTACGCTAACAGCGTACCTTTTACGTTTAAAATCGATGTCCTTTCCCAATTCGAACTCGAACAAATCGTTGAAACCGGTTTGCGAGACGATATGGTGAAAATTATCGACGCAGGAGTTGAGGAGAGGTTTAATGAAACCCCCCTTCGATTCGTTGCTACTGCAACCGATGCATCAGCAGTTACAACTGATGGTACGGCAACAGCAACAAATACTTCCGCTAATAACGAAAGACATATTCGTAAAATGCGACTTGAACTCGAAAAACGAAATGTACCTATGTTAGACGGAGATACGTATGCATTTATTGGTTCTTTAGAGAACATTGAAAGCTTAAACGGCGCAATGGTTTCTATTAATCAATATCAACAAGTTGGGTATCAAAAAATTCTTAATGGAGAACAGGGCATGGTGCATGGTGTTCGTCTCGTTAAGGACAATAACGCTACTCGATTAAGCTATGACTTGGACAATCCAGGTACAGCGGCTACACTTAGAACTAACTTCGATACAAGCGCAGTATCTGGAAACGGATACATGTTTGGTCGTGATACAGTTATGGAAGGTGTTGCGGTTCCTGAACAAGTTAGAGCGAAAGAAGTAACCGACTTTGGTCGATCCAAGGGTCTTGCGTGGTATTTCCTTGGCGGTTGGGCATTAATTTGGGACGACGAACCAAATGCCAAAATCATTAAATTCGATTCTGCTGCTTAATCTAGGAGAGATATATTATGTCACGTACATACGACAAAGATCCACAGACACTTGTATTACATGAAGGCGATAATGGTATTTCAATTCCTGGAACTGCTGCGGCAGATACAGAATTGCTTCGTGTGCCTTTAAACCGACAAATCAAAGTTGAAACAACTGCTCGTTTGACGCTTAAAACGGGTGGAACAGCCGATGGACCCAATATTCTTATTGGTAAGTCTGCTGCTGGAACTGGGACTGTTGCTAACATTGGAACCCATAATGTGGGAACCTCTGCCGACGATCTCACTTCTACTGTTACTCTTGCTCAGACTGACTTCGACGCTGGAGATGTCTTGGTTATATCAAATGCTGCTGGTACTGCTGCATCAACCCCTGTGGTTTATGCGATTACCATTGATTATAAGCCGGACTTTAAGTAATTAATATCGGGATTCCTGGGTCATTAACTTGACCCAGGTTTCCTGGTACAAAAGGGTGGAAAGGTGAAAAAAAAGAAACTGTTAGTTGTAAGATATGGAGCCTATGGCGATTGGATTTACACTGTTCCGATCTTACCGTATTTATTTAGTCGTTATGACGTAGTGTTAGAATGTTCTCCTAAGGTTGGAATGTTAGCTTATAATGACCCAGGTTTTGAAAAGGTAGAATGTTTTGATTGGGCAAAAGAAATAAAGGTAACAAAGAATATGAGCCGACTAGATGTAGTTAAAGCGTGTGGGCCTATATTCGATAAACGAACAAAGTATTTAGTGGATACCTATAAGCCGGATGAAATATTAAATTTAAATGGATCATTAGAAACAGTATGTATTCCAGAAAGTTTTCAAGAAGAATTCCATTTGCCTATAGAAGAAAGAAGAAAACTATTCTTAAAAGATTCCTTCTACGACGCCATATTTAAAAGAGCTACAATTCCTGTGCCCCAAATGATGAAATTAGATTGTTTATATTACTCAAAGAAAGAACTAGATTGGGGGAAGAGCTGGAGAGAAAAGAATAAAGAGAAGTTTATTATTATTTTGGCCGTAGCAGGAAGTACATTTCCTAAAGTTTTTCATGGTTTTAAAGACTACATTACCGCTGTATTAGATAAGTATCCTGATGTTGAGTTCTACTTAACTGGGGATGAACAGGTTAAAAAGATACTACCTAAACATCCAAGAGTAAAAGATGCTTGTTTCAATGCTCCGATGAAACAGATTTTTTTAATGACAAAGTATGCTGATTATGTTGTAGGCCCTGAGACAGGAGTAGTAGCGGCTGCAGGAATGTGGGGCACTCCTAAAACCATGATGTGTACAATGTCTAGTATTGATCAAACTACAAAGTATCAACAGAACGATCATTCAATCCAAGCCCCAATTTATTGCAGTCCTTGTGTGAGGGCTATTTATAATGCGCAAGATTGTCATGAAGTAAAAGTAAATGAGGATACTGGGAATATATATGCCCCTTGTACCAAATTATTCCGGGTGGGCCAGTTGATGGATATCCTCTCTAAAGTGAGAAAAAATTATAGAGAGGGAACATCTGTCCCCCACCTTACAGATAAGTACCTCTCTAGAAAAGGTGGGCAAGGTGAGTGAATACTTTAAGATTTATGATAAAGACTACTATGATCGCTATATAGAAAGGGCCAAAAGTACATTAGGCCAGGCAATCTATAAAGCAAGATGGGAGTTGATTGGGAAGCATTTACAGAAAGGAATTGTTTTAGATTACGGCTGTGGGCCTAACATTTCTAATGAATCTGCTCCTAAGACTTTTGAAACATACGGGTATGACATAAATCCCAGTTCAGGATTAACTAAAATACCTGATAAAAAATGGGATGCTATACTATTCTGGGATAGTCTAGAACATATTCCAGATTTTGGTGGAGAGATTAAGAAATTAGATCCAGAGTACCTCTTTATTACAACGCCAAATTTAGAAGCAGTTAATGGATCCATAAAAGAATGGAAACATTATAGACCCGGAGAACATATTTACTATTTTGACCAATATAGTTTAGAAGTTATTCTAGACAACTTTGGTTACGAAATACTAGAGAAGAATTTTGAAGAAGGCAAACTAAGAGATCCTAAAAAACCCAATCATATTATTGGTATTGTAGCTAGGAAGAAAAGTGGATCTGTTAGTTAGAAAACGCCCGGAGAAAGATCAGAAAAGAGTTTGTGTAGTTAGGTATGGAGCCTGGGGAGATGCTGTAATGATGTCTGGGATTTTCCCCAAGTTAAAAGAAGATGGATATCATATCACTCTTAATTGTACTGAAAAGACTTTCGAAATACTTCATACCAATCCCTACATTGATACTTTTATTTACCAAACTACTAATGAAGTACCTAAGGAAGAACTTGTTGCTCATTGGGAGAAGTTAAAAAAACAGTTTGATAAGTTTATTAACCTCAGTGAGTCAATTGAAGGGACTCTTTTAAGAATACCGAGTCAACCAGAATATACATGGCCCAAAGCCAAACGTCATGCTTTATGTAATTATAATTACTATGATAGAACTATGGAGATTGCAGGGTACCCAAAAGCAAAAGGGAGTACTTCTGAGTTATATTTTAATAAGCAAGAAGAAAAGTGGGCAAAGAAATTTCTAAAGAAACATGCAAATAGATTCATCATAGTTTGGTGTGTTACGGGTAGTTCAGTTCATAAGATATATCCTTATGCTGGTAATTGCATAGATGCGGTAGCTAGAGGATTTAAAGATAGTCTTATAGTCCTTGTAGGTGAGAAGGGAGCTAAAGGGATAGTAAATAAACATAAGAGAATACTAGATAAGTGTGGCGATTTGGGTATTAGACAATCCTTTATTCTTGCTAAATATGCTAATTTAGTCGTGAGCCCTGAAACAAGTGTTCTTGTTGCTGCTGGTTCTTTTGAGACACCGAAGGTAGCTTTACTCTCTCATGCTACGGTTGAAAATTTAACTAAATACTATGAAAATTGTACTTCAGTATTTCAAGAAGTAAGTTGTTATCCCTGTCATAAATTACATTACTCAAAAGACACATGTACATTAGATAAAGAATTTAAATTACCTATTTGTATGAGTTTGTTACACCCTAAAAAAGTTTTAGAACCAATCGAGAAATTTTACAATAAATGGAGACAATTGAATGGCCATCCCAACACAGCCGACCGAGACAACGATAATCCAAAAGGCTTATAGACTTTACGGACTTCCTAATCCTTCTGCATCTGCAATTACCGATGCTCTAGATGGTATTGCAATGGTACGAAATGATCTTATGGATGAAGGGAGAGAATGGGCATTTTTAAGAAAGACTGAATATACAGATACGACTATTAATCAAAGTCATGTTCAAGCCCCTACAGATTATATTAAACTTATCTCTGCTGCGATCCTAGATGGGACTCGTAGAAATACAGCTCAGACTGGAGCATCTTCCTCTATTACGTTAGCGGCAGCGGATAACGGAGGAGAGGCCGATACAGAAGGTAAACAAATTGCTATCACAGGTGGTACGGGAGATGGGCAGGCAAGACAAATCATAGATTTTAATACTTCAACCAAAGTTGCTACAATAGATCAAGCTTGGACTACTACACCCGATTCTACATCCGTTTATCTAGTTGTTGATGACTCGCGACAGTTAAATACAAAACAAGTATGGAACTATACCGAGATTCAACAAACCCATCTAAAAGACGAACCTACTCGAGTATATCATTTTGCAGATAATGCTGAAGGTGACTTCTACTTTGACTATACGCCTGATAAAATATATGGAGTGCGAATAGATTATTACTCGGATCTTCGTAAAGAAGATACGGATACTTCTGCAAATCCTCGCTATGCTCGTATATTAAGACTTTTAGAACAACTATTTGTTCAGGGTGTTTTTGTATGGTTACTTCAAAACGATTCAAGACAACCCCTGGAACTTCAGAAATATTCAAGTCTTATATCAAGACAAGCTTCCCAATTTCTTTATGCTAATAATGCTTTTCTAAGTGCTGAATTAGCAGAGGATGTGTACTAATGGGATTTGGTGGGCAACGCTTTCAGCTTGCTTTAACGGGTGGCTGGAATACTAACGAAAACTTTGATGACATTCCTGCAGGACAATTAACTGAGGGATCGCGAAATGTTAATACTCATAACGGAGTAGCTGAGAAACGAGGCGGATCGATTCTTATAGGAAGTCTGATTGCTGCTAATCCTACTTGTTTGGGAGGAGGGCAATTAGTTTTAGCTGCTGCTGAACATAACTATTTTGCAGGATCTAATGGAAGCTTGTATAGAAATGGTGTATCTATTCAATCAAGTCGCTCTGCTACAGCCAAAGTAAACTTTACTCCAGCTGACAGCAAGATGTTTATATGCAATGGAGTAAATGCGGTTCAAGTAGATACGGGTACCTCTATTGCTACTATTGCTTCTCCTTCAGCTGATTGGACAGGTTCTGATCAACCTAATAAAGTTTTAGTTCATAATAAGGGAGCAAGTAGACGAATGTTTGGGTGGGGAGTACCAGGAAAGAAAAATACTCTATACTACTCTTCTTTAGGAGCTTTTGAAACATTTACAGGTGGAACTTCGGGTACAATTGTTATAGATTTTCCAGATGAATTTGGTATTATTAATTGTGTATCTAAAGATGGTACATTATTTATTTTTGGACGAGAGAAAACTTTTACTCTAAGTGATGATAGTATAACTGTATCGACTTGGGGATCCCAATCTACAGCATGGACTGGGGGTGTACACAGTCCTCAATTAATGGTAGAAGTAGATAATGATATTTATGCTATGTCGTCAGATTTAGAAATGTATAGTGTTGCGAATGCCGAACAATTACGGAACTACAAAAGAGCTTCTGTTACTCGACCTTCTTTTATTCATAATTATCTTAAAACAAATGCGAATATAACTCAACTAGATAATTTTCACATGGAGTTTGACCCTAAAATTAGGGCTATTAAACTATGGATTAGACGATCTAGTCTTCTTCAAGATGATACAGCTCTTATTTTTGATGTCTCTCGCCAGGTTTGGATGCCCCCTCACGATTCGCTAGAGAATACAGATGATAGCGGATATGAAGCAGCGGCCTCTTGGAGAGCCATGAATACGGATGGGGAAGAAGTGTTAAGAACAGGAGATTATAACGGAGGTACGTGGGAATTAGAAGATGATACCAAAGCTGATAATGGCAATGCTTATACAAGTGAATTAAGAACAACTTGGGTAGATTTAGAACTTCCCGGAATTAATAAATTTTTTGATGCGCATTGGCCAGCTATATTCCATTTTATTTCTAGGGGAGCTTTTCAAATTGATGTAAGATGGTTTATCGATACTGTAGAACAAACTTCTCAATCAGTTGCTTTAGGATCCGGTGCTTCTGCCTTAGGTTCATTTGTACTAGGAACAGATTCTTTGGGAAGTATTGGCCCTACTAAAGAAGATATTGAACTAGGTGCTAAGGGTGAAAAAATAAGATTTTATATTAGTAATGATGGGGATAGTGAAGATTTTGCTTTATCTCATATCATAATCCCGTTTCTAGTTTCTGGAATAGAGAGGAATAAATAAATATGCCTAAACCGATTAATTATCTAGATGTTGATGAGTTTGGTCCTTATACAGTACGATGTATGTCTGGATGTGGACAAACTATCGCTAAACGTAAAACTATTAAAACTTCTCAAGGACAGAAACAAGTTATAGTTCATAATGTAACATCTCGACGATATCAAATAAAGATTGAGGATAAGAGTGTAGCTAATATGCTTATCTGTAAGAAATGTTTAGATAAAGGGCCTCCTGATTTAGCACTCTTTGAGGCAACGATGCATGAAGGGTGGAGAAAGACACAAGATGCAGTTTATAAGAAAAAATCTTCTAAAGAGTATGACACAGCAATGAAAAGGGTGGAAGATATGAAAAAGATAAAAAAGGTACAGGTAAACTAATATGGCTTTCCCCTATTCAGTACATAAAACATATGTAGATGGTGAAACACTAACCGCAAGTGATTTAAATGCTACAGATGTTAATCATGTTAATAATAATATTCCAGAATCTATGGATGACTATTCGATAGATGTAACAGAACAAAGAACAACAAGTGATCCAGATTTAGATGGGGCAGGAAATGCTCCGACAACTTTAGCCGAAGAACTAGAAGGTATAAGACATCAGTTAGCTCGTTTATCTACAGTATTGGTCGGTGGTACATATTGGTATAACTTAGTTAGTACCACTCAACTATTGCCCCCCGTTGGATCTGCTAGTGCCCCTTATATTGCGCCTAGTACAGATCCCGATACAGGTCCCTATGGTATTGGAGCTAATGATTATGGGATCTCTATCGGTGGAACTGGGGCGTTCAGAATTGATTCGAGTGCTAGATTTACTTTAGGAAATACCACTGGTGCGAATGCTCGTTTATTAGTTAAACAGACATCAACCAATGATTTTGTATCAGCAATCGCTCTTCAACGTTCTAGTACTGCCGATACTTGGGGAATACATCAAGCAGCCACAGGAACATTAACTTTTGGGTTTGCTACTAACGCTTCTGGAGCAGATGCAAATGGTGATTTTACTACTTTGTTTTCAATTCTTTCTAGTGGTGGAGCTCGTTTAGATACTGGTACTTTCAATATACCAGATGGATCTGTCGGCTCCCCCTCGCTAACATTTAAAGATGATCAAGATAACGGAGCTTATCGTATCGGGTCTGATAATTGGGGGTTGACGGCTGGAGGAAATTTAGTTGTAGATATCGGAACAGGAACGGTTCGAATTAAAAATACTGCTAATTTACATCCCAATAGTGCGGGTTCTCAAAATTTCGGGAATGCAACTGATTACTGGGGAGATATTAGTTACAAAACTCTGACAGATAGAGGGTGTTTACCTTGGTGTGATGATGGAGTTGAATTAGCGGACGGAACAGTAGTCTCTGATATAGAGGCTTTAGAAAAACTCAGCAAACATCCTACCAAAAAAACTATTCATGGTTTACCCATGTTAAATTATAAGACTTTCCCTAAAAAATCTTACAGACCTGCCGATAAAGATGGGAAATTAATTCCAAGAGATAAGAATGATGAACCAATTGAAGGACAAGATGGGGTGGAGATGACAATGCTTTTTGGGGTAATGATTGGCGCATTTAAAGAAATGAATACTAGATTAAAAACACTTGAGAGTAAATAAAGGGGGGATCTATGGTAAAACAAGATCTAGAGGCTATATACGCGAATAGTGCTGTTTACGCAGAGGGAGTAAAAGAAGGTATTAGACAAGGTACTACTTTAGTATTAAATATTATAGATAAAAAACTAGATGCAGAAATAAAGATAGAAGAAATTAAAAAGAAAGAATCAAAATATAATGAAAAATTAGGAGAGTAGGGCTATGGCTTTATCATTTGAAACATTTGGGGGATTTCCAGGACAAGCTAGTCAAGAACTGCGTGAATTACAAGGGCTTATTCAACAGCAAAGAACCCTTTTAACGCAAGAACAAGGATTTAAAGAAGTTGACTTTGAAAGATCTATTCTAGGGGAGGATGGACTCTTAGGTAAAACTGCCGCAGATATTATTGGTATTCTTGATACTATTCCGACGGCCCTCTCAGATGAAGAAGCTGGAGCACGATTAGGTTTATCAGCTAGAGAAGCTGCCGAACTCCGTAGTTTACATCGAGATAGATCTGGAGCACAAAAACTAGCCACTGATTTACAAGCACAACGAGATCGTCAAGATCGCCAATCCTCACTACGGGGTCCAAGTAGATTTGACGATGAACTTTTAGCCAAACAAAGAGCAGCGAGTGATCGGGCCGGTGAATTAACTCAACAGATTCTTAAGTTTTCTGTTACAAGATCTAAATTTGAAAAAACCGAAGAGAGACTAGAACAAGAGAAAAGAGCCAAAGAATTTAGAGGTAAACAAGAGGATATCTTAAATTTACAGGCTGAACGTCAAGAAAAGGCCTTACGAGGAGAGTTACCCGTATCTGAAGCAACTCAAAGAGCTAAACAAGATCAATTTGAACAATTTAAAGAAGCTCAAGGTCGTATAGGTAATGTTATTCTAGGAGATACTCCAGATGAGGCCGCAGCTCGTGGTACAGGAGCACAACAAGCTCTAGAGGGATTTAGAGAACGATTTCAAGTAGCTGAAGAGGCGGAGAGACGGGGAGAGTTATCTCAAGGGGGAGCATTATTCCAGTCCGCACTAGGACAAGTTCCTTCTTTAGGTGCTGGTTTTGCAGGAACTATTCCTCAAATAGCTAGCCCCTTTGGTTTACAAGCCATCAATCAAGCCTCTAGTCCTTTCTTTCAACAACAAAGTTTAGATCTCCAAAGATTTGCTTTACAGCAACAAGCACAACAGGGACAACGGAAAAGTTCAAAATCTGGTTTATTTGGCGGTATAGGTGGATTGGCTGGGGCTGGAATAGGGTTAGCTTTAGCTGCTCCTACAGGCGGCCTTAGTTTAACACAGGGAGCTTTATTAGGGAATATATTTGGACAAGGAGCAGGTGGTACGATTGATGCTTTTCGATAAGGAGAAAATAGGATGGCAAATGACAATAGATTAGCACAAGGATTAGGTGCAGCTAATCAAGCTTTAAGAACAGGATTAGGACAAATTGAACAATTAAAACAACAGAATCAACAACGATTACAACAGAAGTTTAATCAAGTTCAACAACAACGAGATTCTTTTCTAAAACTTGCTGGAAATGAAAACCTACCAGAAGGAGTCAGACAAAAACTTCTCAATATGGGTAATCAATTTAGTACGGCTCTCGGACAACCTCTCCTTGGATCTGAAGGAACATTTGGACAAGCTGAAAAAGACTTCTCTAAAGCTGTCTCTATCGGTTTACAATTAGTTGATCAAAATAAACTATCACGGAAAGATTTTAATGCCTTTATTATGGCTGCTCGTCAAACTGCTGTCGATCAGTCTCAGACGGGAGATGAAAGACAGAATATTGAACAGTTATTTGAGGGAGGCCAGGAACAAGCATTTGGTACGGGAACTCCTCAACAGTTTGGAGCAGGAGTAGAACAAACATTAGGAAGAATTACTCCTTCGGGTCAAGTTGCTCCTATTACTCAAGCTGGGGAACAGCAACCTGTCACTCAGCCCAATGAGTTTGTAATTCAAACTCTACAAGCTAGAGAAAAGACCTTTAAAGATGATAAAGTATTTCAAGAAGTGAGAAAACAACTTATTGATTCAGAACGACTTAAGGCTTTAATTGAAGCTAATGTTCCGGGTTCTATTGGTCCGATTGTTACTCAAAGAGCTAAAGCATCTGGAGAACAAAGAATTACAGATCAAGATGTGGTAAGGTTTGCTGGTGATCCATCGGCTCAAGCAACAGTTAAACGCTTTATTACTAAAGTTAGAGCTGGTAAATTACCCAAAGGAGATCAACAAACCTTTATTGCTATGCAACGAGTAATTGAGGGAATTGCCCGCGAAAGACTTAAAGGCACTCTAGATTCGGCTACCAAAGCCACCTCTCAGATCCTTCCAGGTGTCCCTGAGGATCAAATAAGAAACTTCTTAAGTTCTTCGGTTGATTCAGATCTTAAAGCAGCACAATTTGAAGCTTCTCTAGATTCTCCCGAAAAAATAAAAGCGGCCTTTAGAGCCGGTAGAATTGGTAAATTTGAAGCCAAACAACTACTTACAGAAAAATTCAAAACAAGGTTTAAATAATGGCTAAACAATCAATCGATGATTTCTTAGGTGATGATACTAGTTCTCTTGGATCTATTGACAGTTTTTTAGGAGAAGCACCATCTCAACCCTCTGGATTAGGGGGAGTTATCAGTACTCCTCAAAGAGGACTTAGAGGTCTTACAGTTGGTGCATTAGAAGCTGGAAGACAATTAGGACCACAAGGAGTAGGACAAGTGGGCTTAGCAGCTTTAACTCAAGATCCTAGTTTCCTTCCTCCTCGTGCTCAAGTACAAGATGCGTTAGAAGCCGGACTTTTAAGATCTGCTGAAGCGGTAGACCCTGAATTTACTCCCAAAGATTTAGCGGAAAAGATTACGGCAGGAGCTACTGAATTGGGCTTTGAACTAGGAGCTGCTGCTGCTGTAGCGGGACCTGCTAGTATAGGATTAGGAGCTAAGATACTCCGGGGAGGCCTCTCAGGGGCCACTATAGCGACCCTAGATCAATCTATTCGAAATAAGGATGTTACTGTCGATGATATACAGGTTGGTGCAGGATTGGGTATGGCTGTTCCTTTAATAGGGCCTACAGTAGCAGGGGCCACTAAAATTGGCAGAGGACTTATGAGATTGATAGCTTCGGGATCTAGAACCTTAAAACCAGAGTCAGTTAGAACTATTGAACAAACAGCAGGTTTAGCTGATGATGCCCTGGGAGATCCCAAAAAGATAGCTCAGATTATTAAAACTATGCAACGGAAGTTAACAGGGGCTCATCGTAAGGTAGGACAGAAACTAAATAAGATGAGAAAGAATATTGGTTTTACCGATGATTTTGTAGATGATGGAGTAAAGATTAGTGATCCTAATTTTAGACCCAAAGAGACGGATAATATCCTCGATTCTTTTAATGTTTTACGAGGTTCTTCTCCTGATCCTAAAGTCAAACTTAGAGAACTGATGAGATTACGACAGGATACACAACGTTTATTTAAATTTCGAGAGCTTCAATCCAAGCAGGGGTTTGCCTTAAAACCTCTAACGGGGAAGGCTGATAAGATCTTCGGCTCTCAGAATAAAGTAAAGCAGTTTACTAGCCTAGTAGAAAAAGAAATTCAAAGTATCCCCGGCGGTAAAGCTCAGTTAGCTGTTAATAAAGCCTATTCTATTTCTAAACAAATGGTGGATAATTTAACTAAGTCTTTGGGTAATCCTAATACGGCTGCTCTGAAACTAGAAAAACTCGTTGAAGGAAAGTTTGGGGAAGTAGTAGATTTAGATGGAAATACTTTAGCTCTCTTACGACGACTTGAAAGACGTAGTGGATTTAGGTTCTTAGATGATCTCCAAAAGAATTTTACTCTCAAAGAAATTATAGAGTCTCTTCCTACTGGTCCTATTGGTCTTGTTGGAGAAGCAACAACACCTGTCGGGATTGTTAGGGGTCTTCAAGGAACGCAAAGAGCTGTAGAAGGAGGCGAAGCTATTAGTAGAGGATTGACATCCCCCGCAGTTCGAGCAGGTAGTACATTAGGCTTACAACGAGGATTTGAGGAACAATAATATGAATAAACAAACTATCATACTTCTCATCGCATTAATAACAATAGTTGGTACAAGTTATGCGTATGTCCAAAAAACATATGTTAGTAAAAGCGTAATGGACCTTATTATTTCTAGATTAGACAGAATAGAGAACAAAGTAGATATTATTATTAGAGATAGGTCTAATTGGTAGGAATGCATTATGACTACCGATTGGGTTACTGTTTATTGCCCAGTTTGTAAGAAATTGCTAGGGCAAAAAGATAGGAGTTCTTTAACTTCTTTTACCTGTCAAGAAGAAGGATGCAGTAAAACTAAACACTTCTTCTATCCTGGGGATACTAAAAAACCTAGACGAAGTATGCCTCAGTATCAGTATTACCATGATAAGAAGCAATGTGGTAAACCCTGTTGCGAAGATACTTAATAACTTTCAGTCAACCTCATTACATCATCATCACTATGATGAGTACTCACCTCGTAAAACCTACACCACCCACTTCCCTTCGTATTAAATCTATGATATTGATTAGGCTTTAAAGTAAACTGCTGTCCTCTCTTGAGGATAACAGTCTTCCATTTCTTTTGCCCATTTACTTTAGATATATGAAGTTCTAGGGCTCCTTCAGTAATATAGAAGGTTTCTGTTTTCTTACTATGTGCATGAAAACTACAACTATGTTCAGGTAGAACGGTCATCAGTTTAAGACAATATAGCTCAGTATTTACTATCCACTTCTCATTCCCCCACTTCTTTTTAACCCATTTCATAATTTTTTATCTCCCATTTCACATTTGAACGATCTACCCTACCACCAACCCCACTAAACACTCCATTTCGAGAATAAGTTCGTTTATTTGCTTTATTAGAAGAAATTACAGCACATTTAAACATTTTACGCAGTTTGTATCTGTATTCCAACAATGCTTGTACTTCTCCCCTATTTAACTTTCCATTGATATTTCTATACTTATACTTTTGAACACGTTTTAGTATTCTATCAAAATCCTTCTGTAATTGTACATAAGTTCTTCTCATGCCCCCACCTCATATTTGAATATGTGGATAATCTTTAAGTGTCTTCCAACTTCCCCCACTTACGAGTTTAATTCCCATCTCTCCACCAACTCTCCCCACTATCTTAACTAGAGGCTTATAATAGCCTAATTCCCACGTAATTTTCCTACTCCCCAGGAAGCGTACAGCTACATC